CTGCATCAAAACTATTTTCTCTATATTTGCCATCTAATAGTAGACCCCATTGCATCATAATATCTTTTTGATTTGCTGGATTATATGTGCCTGTAATAAATATATTAGTATTTTTATTATTAAGCGGATCAATATTAGGTGTATAATTACCACAAGTTAAAGCAATATATGGATATTCTGAACCACTTGGGTCAACTAAATCATATGGTAAATAATCATAAGGCCAATTTGTATAATTAGACCATTCATTTCTTAAACTTATATCGCTTCTTTGAAAATACCACATCCAATCAACAACCATACCCAAACTATGAAGAAAAACACTATTTGAACCAGTCACATTTGGAAAACTATATTCATACACTTGTTTAATAAGATATTGTTGTTGTTGTGATGCAAATACAGTTACTTCGTCTGATGATAAAAACCCATAAGTGCTAATAAGATGTATATCTGCTGCCCAATTTGTTCGTTTATCTACATAATTCAAAACTATATCTGGTGGTGGTTGAAGAAATGTATAAAACTGAAATTGTTGTTCGTTTTGATTTGCTTGAATATAACACATATCGCTACTAGTTACATCTCTAACAACAAATAACTCATTTACTGGTCTAATTTCAATATCTATATATAATTCATTATATTGAAGACTAGTTAATGGAAAGGCCATTTTAGAAGCAAGTGTGAACCATATATTAAGTGGAACATATAATTTACGGGCACGGATAGATGGTTCAGATCCACTTATAGATGGGTCATAATAAGCACTTGGATATACATTACGATGTGTGCCAGTGTTTGCCGGATCATTTAATTCAGGAGTATTACCAGTCATTTTATAATACATTTCTTTTTTTGTACCTGTAAAATCTCTTTCTACTAGATTAGTTAAATATTGACCCGAAAATTGCTGAATAATTTGTCCACCAACAATAAATGTGACTTGTTTAATCATCTGAGTTCCTAAGTTTTTAATCCATTTAAATTCATAAGGTCGCCATTCACCAGAACAATCAGTTGGTGGAACAATAGGACTCCAAATAGTTGGTAATGTCATGACTAAATAGGTGTCCATTAATAAATCAGCATAACGAGAAACTTTAAATGTAAAAGTAGAAGACTCAGTCATTCGCAAAGTTCGTTGACCGTCAAAGTCTAATCTAAATTTTTGAAGACCAAAATTAGTATATTTTGAGTAGGTACATTTAAAAAACGTTTTTGATGGATTACCATTAAGTATTACATTTTGATTTCCATAGGAAATAATATTTAAAAATCCTCCTGGCATATTATCTTATATAATACTATATATTTATTATTTAAGGTAATTTATATGTATAAATTAAATAGTTAAATTTATTAAGGTTAAATTTAAAAAATACTTGTGTAATTTATATGTATAAATTAAATAGTTAAATTTATTAAGGTTAAATTTAAAAAATACTTGTGTAATATAAGTAAGTAATTATGGATTATTCATCAATGAGTAATGAAAATATGAAAATGATTAAAATAGTTGTAGTAATTATTGCGGTATTACTGTTTTTTTCTATAATATCATGGATGTATAATAAACTTACATTAAACAGTAGAAATTGTAAAAATATGAATCGGTTATATAAAGATTTTCCTTTAATTCGTACAGTTAATACATCTAATGAACAATTTAGTCATAATTTTCGTGATTATTATATTAAGACTGCTTATAATTGTTGTTCTTCGGGAACATTTAAAAATGATTATGTTAATATTTGTGCTTTAAAAGATTGTATAAGACAAGGGGCAAGATGTCTTGATTTTGAAATTTATTCTGTTAATAACAAACCGGTTATTGCCGTATCTTCGCAAGGTAATTTTAATGTTAAAGAATCATATAATAGTGTATCTTTTGCAAGTGCAATGAATATTATTAAAGACTATGCGTTTTCAGGAAGCACATGTCCTAATCCAGGCGATCCGTTAATACTACATTTTAGAATTATGAGTAATAATAAACTAATTTATAATGATATGGCAAAAATATTATATAATACAATTGAAGATCGCCTTTTAGATAAAAAGTATAGTTATGAAAATCATGGTAAAAATATAGGTTTAGTACCATTAAAAACATTAATGGGTAAAGTTATTATTATAGTAGATAAAACAAATGCATTATTTGAAGATACTGAATTAGATGAATATGTTAATATTGCCAGTAATTCTGTATTTATGCGTGCATTAAGGTATCATGATATTCGATTTACACCTGATATGCAAGAACTAATTGAATTTAATAAAAAACATATGACTATTGCTTTACCAGATTTAAATGATAAAAATACAAATATATCTAGTTCATTATCAATGAAATATGGTTGTCAGTTTATAGGTATGTCATTTCAAAATTTTGATGAGAATATGGAATATTATGATGAATTATTTGACTCTACTGGTTCAGCATTTATACTTAAACCAGACTATTTAAGATATATTCCAGTTAAAATTGCATTACCAGTGCCACCAAATCCCGCATATTCTTATAAAGAAAGACCGATTAAATCTGATTACTATTCATTTACAATTTAATTTAATTTATATAATAATACTATTTTTAATTTTATGTGTATATATTATAGAATATATTAATGAACTTATGTAAAAAAATATTAACAATTGAAGAAAAAGAATTAGAATTAGTACGTGATTCAGTAGATAAATTAAATCAATATACTAAAGAAAAAAAAGCACGTTCACCAATAATAAAAAAAATTATTATTATTTTAGAAAAATTCTTAAAACGTAAAAAATTAATATGTTATGGAGGTACTGCAATAAATAATGTATTACCAGAAGAAGACAAAATTTATAATAAAGAAATAGATATTCCTGATTATGATTTTTATTCACCAAATGCACTTAAAGATGCAAAAGAATTATCAGATATATATTTTAAAGCTGGCTACGAATCAGTAGAAGCAAAAGCAGGAGCACACCACGGAACATATAAAGTGTTCGTTCAATTTATTCCTATTGCAGATATTACGCAAATGGATGAAATATTATTTAATTCTGTTATGAAAAAGTCAATTAAAATGAATGGTATTTTATATGCACCTATTAATTTTTTACGATTAAATGTTTATAAAGAACTATCACATCCGCAAGGTGATATTTCACGATGGGAAAAAATATATAAAAGACTTAATTTATTAAATAAACATTATCCTATGAAAAATCCAAAATGTAATACAGTAAATTTTATGCGTGATTTTGAAGGTGACACGAAAATAGAAAAATCTCTTTATAATGTTGTGAAGGGTGCAATTATCGAACAGGGTCTTGTTTTTTTTGGTGGTTATGCTAGTAGTGTATATAGTAAATATATGCGTAATAAAACTATGCGTAATAAAACTATGTATAATAAAACTATGCGTAATAAAATAAATATACACGAACAAAGTATTCCTGACTTTGATGCATTAGCAGAAGACCCAGAAAAAGCAGCAATTTATATTAAAGATAAATTGGAAAAGGAAGGATTTTCTGATATTAAAATATATAAAAAACCAGGCATTGGTGAAATAATTGCTCCTCACTACGAAATTATATATGATAAAGATACAATATGTTTTATATATGAACCTTTAGGATGTCATAGTTATAATACTATTAAAGTTAACAATAAATCTATAAAAATTGCTAGCACTGATACTATGTTAAATTTATGTTTAGCATTTATTTATGCTGATCGACCATATTACGACCATAGTAGAATATTATGTATGGCAGAATATATTTTTAAAATTCAATCTAAAAATAAACTTAAACAAAAAGGTTTATTAAAACGATTTTCAAAAGATTGTTATGGTAAAGAGATGACTATTGAAAATATTAGAGAAAATAGAGCAAAAAAATTTAAAGAATTAAAACATAATCGCAAAAGTAAAGAATATCTTGAGCATTTTATGAAATATGATCCTAGCCAAACTCGTTCTAAAAAAAAACAAAAAACTAAACTTACATATAAAAATATTATTATAAATAAAATAATAAGTTATTTATAAATTATATAATTATTCAAATACTTTTTAATGATTATAAAACTAATTT